GGTTCTTAGAAAATCATATTCTCCACTACTAACTTTTTTCTTAATCTCATCAATCATATATTCACCTATTCATTCTCTTGTTTATGGAAATTTTGAGCGATCCGCTCTAAGAATTTATTTGATTTTATAACAATCAGACTTTTTATCATAGATACCAATTATATCATCTACATTGGCAAATCGTATTTTTGCTCTTTTACCTCTAATCATACAAAGGCCAGAATCGTCTACCTTTCTAACTTTACCATGCAATACAGGTCTCATGCCTTTCTGACGAAATGACACCCATTTATCAACAAAGTAAGAGTTTGTGCGAATCTTCTCATAAAATTCTGTCTGATGTGTCTCGAAATTAATATTTCCTTTACCAATTACACTAACTTCATCGTGAATGATTTCAAAATTTACTTCTCCATCAAAATCTTTAATCAAAGTAGTTGTCCATGGTTTAGCAATATGATCATCATAATCTGGATTATATTTCAGAACTTCATCCAGAAGAAATACTGCCACCCCACCTACATCAGCGCAAAATTCTCCAAGTTTCTCTTTGGTATCAGAGTTATAAGTTGTACAACTCCAATCACCATATAAAGTATCACGACTAATATATGTATGAATTCCAAGGACTTCCATATTTTCACCTAAATTAGACTTTTCCCAATCATCCTTATTTAGCTCATAATACTTATTCAATGCTTCTTTGTATTTCTTATTGCATTCCTCATATATCTTAGATACAAAATGTGTTCTTGGATGTTTCTTACGATATTCAGGATCTGTATAGCCCAAAGCTTTATCTATCTGTTCTAGCACCTTTATCATTTCTGGACATTCTTCGCTAATATCAATTACTTCTTTTATTACATCAGGATAATCTTTAATATTATCACCATAGATAAAATAATCTTCTCTCTTCGGATATTTCCCAATCTGTTCTTTTTCTTTACAAACATAACAGGGATCAGTAATGATAATATCCCCTTTAAATCTCATCTGTTCACCTCCAATATGTTTAATATGTCTTTGTCGGTTAATGGTCTTATACTTCCATTAGATTCTTTTATCATTGGTTTATCATATTTATCAGACAACTCTACACCATATTTCTTGCATAGGCGATAGAATAGATTTCTGTCAAATGGTTTACTGTCTACCATACTGTTATTCTCCAATCGCAATCCATAATTTTCGTTTCTTACTTACCTTTAATCCATCAATAAAATCTAAATGGTCCAAAGTGATCATCAACTGCGGCTTATTTCTACGGATTTCACTAACAGATGAATAAATACCAATATCCACGAGAATTCTTGGCAAGAATCGCTCTTCTGTATAATAAGTCTTTTCTTTTTCTGCCCTATTCCAATCATTTTCATCAGCTGCAAATAATTGCTGTGGCTCTACAACCGGCTTTCCTATTACAATATTCTCTACATACATTATTTTTACCTCAAAAATATTTGTTTTCTGGATTATATTTTTCCTGAAAATGTGTAAAATTTAAAATGCAGTTCTCCAATGATTCCTGCGGTGTATCACCATACCCATAAATCTCGGAAATAAAGAAGTCATAGCTTCTAACAGTATAGATTGTTCTCCATTTTGGTTCTATTTCCTTCATTTTTGTATAAGCAGATTCACAATTTAATTCTGTCTTATATTCCATTTCTGTCTGACTCCACGGACTGTTAAGGCATATCGCCCATTCATTCAAAGTATCATCTGATAACTTAACTCTATTTTTGTTATAGAATGAAGTGAAATCATCCGTATAATAATTTTTTGTTTCTCCATAATAATCAAAAACACCTGCTATTTTCATTTTATTCACCCACTATTTTTCCCAAACAGTCATTCCAACCTTTCACATTTCCATTAAAAAATTCTTCACTATATTTTCTTCTTTCCGGTAATTCTTTTAATGGGCACCAAATTGGTTTTTCCTGACAATATCCAGATTCAGTTTCGATCATTCTACAACATGTCGGATCGTCTTCATCCTCCATTAATTCACAACAGGCTTCTATTCCTTCATCTAATTCTCTGCAAAATCTACAATCACAACAACTATCTGGTGTGTCTATAATTAATACTGACTTTCTCATAATTCAGCACATATCATATGAAAGATAATATCCTTCATCAGATAATTTTTTAAACCACTCGATACGCCCTCTCATCCCAACACTATCTACTTCTTTACCATCTAATATTTTAATACAAATATCAGACATCTCTTTTGGTTGAATTAGTCCAAGATCCTCGTCCTCAGATTCTAACCAATCCTCTTCTATAGTAGGAATTCTTTTACCACTATATTTTTCAATCAAATCTTGTACTAATCCAATATTATAACCAGAATGAGATGTGCTACCGCCTCCGATATAGTCTAATTTTTTATCATCATATTCCCACATTCTTTTTCCTCTATGAATTGTGATCTTATATGACTTAAACCAGTTAAATCCTATTGACATTTTTTTCACCTCTTAATCGGTAAACTCAATTTTCTCTCCTACATAATGTGCCAACTTTTCATTTATATCTGCTGGATATTCTTCGATAACATAATAATCAGTATACACAAATATCTTTGTGATAATATTCTCATCATTAATCCAAATTCCACCCACAGTACCGCCAGGAATTCTAATTGCAAGACATTTATCTTTTTTCATTAATTCATCTGCGTAAAGTACATAATGTTTCCAATATTGATCTGACGATATTCCAATAATCTGATCCATTTCTCGTGTTAGATCACAATAATATTCTCTCAAACTCGAATACTTTGTATCTGCATACTTATTTGTTAGTAACATAACTTCCCCTATTAAATAGTCTCGTTATTTCAAACAGTTTTAAATTCTAATTACAGGAATTTTTCTTTTTTTCTTTTCCAGTTTTGGTCTATATAAATTAACCAATTCTTTAGCGTTATATCTTGAAGTTATTTTCCAATCAAGAGAATAATGATACCTAAAATAGAAAGCTATATCATTATAAATTTCTAAATTTACATTATTATATAATCTATCTAATGTCATGATAAAATAACTTAATTTATCTTTTGGTACGGTTTCACCATAATCCCAAAGTTCCGCATTATTTATATAAAACTTAGAAACTTTATATCCATCCACCTGTAACTGTTTTACCAATTGTAAAAATGACCAATTATTACCATTTTTACCATTTAATGCAATTCTGGCTATCATTAACATTTTTACACATTGCAAATAATATTCTATATTATTTGATTCTTCTGTACATTTTAATGCTTTTTGCAAATTTTCTTCTGCTTTATCGAGGTATTGTAAAATAAGTTCCATTTCAGCTTCTTGTAAACTTAATACAGGATTTAAACCTACAGTTTCTTCGATATCATCAACCTTGTTATCATCCCAGCTTTTTAAAACTTCAAAACATTTTCTTTCCGAAGAATATTTTTCTATTTCATTTAATAATTCGGGTGTTTCTTCAAACACCCAATAAATACCCATAATATTATCATTTCCTTCACTTATTGGATTGAATCCCAGTTTCAACAAATGATTGTGTAACGATTGTTTTTTACATACATATACCATAGCAATATATCTATTATCTCCTTTTGTTATTCCAATATTTCGGTTCTTTATGAAACCAACATTTAATCGGCTTCTGTTTTCATATTCTTTTCATGCCATGCATCTAAAGTAACCAATAGCATTTCACCTTTTTCGGTAAGCCAACAACCTGTGATACTACTACCATGCTCTATGAATTCATGTTCATCTAAAATATACATCATGAACTGTAGCAATCCAAATTGATTGTTGTCATTGTCATCAACATGTAAATCTCTTTTATACCTATTAAGAACTTCGGTATATTCAAGTTTATTTTCTCGCCAATCCTGACGAATATGTAAAAATTTTCTGATTACTTCATATGTATATTCAGGACAACCACAATCACATAAACCTAAATCTTCGTACATCCAATGGTTCATAAGTGGTTCGATTAATGATTCTTCATACCAGTCTTCTCTGCAACCATTAACAACAGTATAATTTGGCACCATAAGACAGTCTGGATTATTTTTTACTATCCATTCTGCAATTTCACTTAATCTCATATTTTTACCTCAATCTAATATCTTCTCTTGTTTCTCCATCAGAATAATATATATTCCAACCTTTAAATAGGCTAATCAATTCTTCGTCATCCCAGTCACATTCATTGCAATGCATAAGCGCTAATGATTTCTTATTTCCAAAATCTCCTGCATCATTACTGCATCTATTATACAATTCTTTTAAATCTAATGTTCCATATCTCAATGTATCCTGGAATGGATTTGGTATATTAGTTTTATCAAAAATATATTTGTTAATCTGATTTTTATCACACTCTGATGGAAATTTTCCTATACCATGCCGTGTAAGATATGTACGAGACACATAACAAGTTTCAATATTTAATTCATCATTCCAACAAACATTTTTAATTATCTTTTTGGGATTTTTTATTCCTGTATTAGATGGGGTAAGATGTGGAAAATATTCTGTGTTATTCTGATCAAGCAATAAACCTTGTGCAGCTTCAAATACAATATTGTCAAACTGATTTAAGAAATAATTATCTGATATAGCCAATGAGTGATTATTCATAAAATCCCAATCATCTAAAAAGTGTTCAAATATACCATTATCAAGGAATATTCTTGACCATTCATCTGTTAATATAATATTCTCTCTTTTAAATTGTTCTAAGTAATATTCCCTGATATGATCATCTACATCAGTTATGCCAGCTTTATATCTTTTGATAGTTTCAAAAATTCCCAAGCCACAACTACCATGTTTATTTTTTCCACGATTTTCCTCTATAATCTGATTTGCCATCATATCAAAAGGTGTAGTCAACATACAATCTTGATTGATATAAACATTCGGGATATATCCTAATTTCATCAACTCATCATATTCCTGCTTAAAAATAATTGGATTAACAATAAAATCCTCAGATAAATATGTACTTGCATGGGTGAATGTTCCAGATCCAAAATGATGAAAGACATGTCTGATTCCATCAGGCGTTGTTACGGTATGTCCTCTCTGAGCACCACCATTTGAACAAACAACAATACTATTAGGTTTCTGTGAGAAATAATCTGTCATTAATCCTTTTCCACAATCTCCAAAGTTAGCACCTATCACAATCTTAATGTCTTTCATCATTTTTGTTCTCCTCTTACCAGGTAATTTCTGAATTATTAACCATTGTTTTGATTACAGTATTGTTTTCTGCTTCTTTTAAAATAATATCTACAATTTCATCAGAAATACTATCCATATTAACAGTTCTGAAATGCTTATCATCAAGATATTTTTTAAAAGTCTTAGGAATCTCATTATCATCCCATCTTCTGTGGTGTTTTACATCTAGGTGATAAATATTGAACTTCTGAGAAGCTTCCTTATATAAATCAGAAGTCTCAATATCTGCCTGAACATCATCACCAGTTGCCGCTGCAAGACCGCACCAATGTCCAGTTTTCGGAAGATACGGATTTAACTGCTCATCACCCATAGTAATGATAATACCCTTTCTTCCACGCTTCAGACAATCAAGCTTTGTATGGCGTGAACCAAAGTACCATGCTGCTGTATATGATTCATAACCATTTCCACCACCGCCAAATTCAAAGTAAATTTTATCTAATTGTTCTGCAATTCTAATGTCAGACTCAAACTGAGATGCTTGAATTGGATAAGAATCATAAGCTAAATCACCAATTCCCATAACCATAAACTCTACATCAGTTACATTTTCATAAAGCTTAGTCATAATTACATTTAATTTCTTTGCCACCTCAACAGCTGCATCCCCCATGGAACCCGTAACATCTAAAGCGATGATGACTGGAATGGTATTTGGATGTTCCTCTGTATCACGGCACTCTCTGATGACATTTTTAGGGTTCAATGCAGGATCGAGATTTTTTGATTTAAACATCTCCTGATTGGAGTAACTTCCAGAAATTGAACCATCTGCCGTTGTATTGTACCCCTTTGTTGTTGCATAACTTCTAAAACTGCTTGTTGTCCATGATCCACTTCCCATGATTATGCATCCTCCTCTTCTACATCTTCATCATTTTCTGTATCAACGTCCATATCAAAATCGAATAATCCGTCAAACATATTACCCATATTACCACCCATCATCATAAGTGGAAGCATAGAACTCATACCATTACCACTCATCATACTAGAAACATTTCCATCACTCTTCATCATCTGAGACAGCATCATATATTTAAAGATATTATTTGTGCCTTTCTTTCCCTTAAGGATATCACTGCCAAACATGGATACAATCTTTCCATAGAAATATGTATTACCCATAAAAACATGTCTTTCTGGAAGAATAGTCTCTACAGTAGAATCTTCATAGTTAATAACTGTAATCTTAGTCTTATCTGCTTCAATAACACATTTTGGTCTACCATTAACCAGGATAATATCTCCTGCTTCTACTTTGTTAGTTGGAATAACAAAGAAAAACTCTTCACCAATATCAAATACAAAATTGCTACAGTTTGTAAGTTTGCCAGTCTTCACATTGTATGTTTTATATCCATTTGATGTTTTAACTGCAATACCACCATTCATGGAAAGTCTACACATACCACTTCCTACTTTACCAAACATACCATTTAAAAAATTGTTCATCATAATCATTTTCTCCTTTTATTATATTAAAATTTGTTTTTTACCTTTTTAGACGCACCCGCCACAGCTACTATGTCTCCAATCTTCCTCATTGATTGCATAAAATACACACTTCTGAATATCTTTATCTGCAACGATTTTATTGAGCCAATAGCCATTGACTTCAATCCAATCTTCACATCTCAGGCCATCGTTATAAGATTCCCATTCCTCACAATAATCTTCATTAAAATGCCACTTTCGATATGACTTATATGTATTCATATCATCATCTCTCAGATTTTCTGGAATTTTATCTGAAACATCTTCTCCATCTACTTTTAATGTCCACTTGCCATGGCACAGGCATGGATATTCTCCACTCCATTCAGCTTCTGCATTTCCAACCTTACCCATAGTGACCTCCTAATGTAAACTATACAATGCACCGCAAAAAACAACTGCACTAATGGAGGCACCTAATCCATATAATCCAGCATTACCTCCACACTTGTTCAATAATCCCATAAAAGTAACATACGCAATAAATCCACAAAGATATAATCCAAAACCAATTAATCGTTTTTTATCTTTTCTCATGATGGTCTCCTATTCTACTTCTAACATTAATTTAACTGCTTTGACAATTTTCTCTTTATTGAAATTGTTCATATTAGCTTTCCAGAACCAATATACTGATACAAGAAACTCTTTATAATTTTCCCGACTGAAATATGTATCATCTTCTGCTTTTTCAACATAATTTGCTACCAGCATATCAATTAATTCATTGTCAGTATAATCTTTCTTCTCCTGATGAAAGTCAGATTTCTTCAGGTCGTCTGGATTAGCAAGTTTGGCTTGTTTCCAATTTACAGTAAGGTTTTCTCCGTCATCTGACCAAGATGTGGCGCCGCTGTCAAATGCAATAACATTTCCATCCTCATTAATCCCAGCAAAATATCTTGGTATCCATTTATCAGTTTCGTATTCTCTTACCAATACTGGCGTATCTATTGGTACTTTACTCCAATCCACATTTTCTGCTGGATCTTTGTATTCAGATACGAGCCATTTCTGTGATTTTAAATCACACTCTTCATTAAAAATACATTCATTGCAAGACGAAATTTCATCACAGCTTGTTACCTTACAATCTTCGGTGACACCAATAACCTTTCCATCATTCCAGATTTTATCGATCTTATCTTTATATTTCTCATAATTTGTCATAATCGTGTTCTCCTTCTATGTATTTTAGAAATAGGTTGGTCAGTTGTGATACCAACCAACCTTGATAGATTATCCTAATTCAGCAAGAGCCTTGTCTAATTCTTCATCAGACATATTCTCTAATGCCGCATCCTGTCTCTTGGCTTTAATTTCCAGAAGGCGCTGCTTCATTTCCTTGTTCTTCTTAGCATCTTCTCTTGCCTTAATTTCTTCCAGTTTGACGCCGACAATATACTTTACAATCTCAATCTTCTCGGAAAGTTCTTCATCTTCCTTTGACTTAGTATGCAGAAGACTTTCTTCTTCGGTTTTCTTTACTTCTGCGTTAAGCGCCTTAAACACAGAATCCAGATTGGTTAATGATAAGCTCCAAAGATCAATAACATTTACCATCCCTCTAAATGGGAACTGAAAATTCTCACGGGTTGCTTTTACAAATAATTCATTGGTTGTCATAATAATATTCTCCTTTATTTTTAAAATTTAATCTTCATGATACGCTCAGTTGCACCTTTTACCTTGACTACGACATCTGCCCTCTTAGTCATTGAAAAACCAATACCAGAAAGCTGATTATCGGTATCCTGTACATGACACTTAGCTCCCAATGCTTCAAACACCCTCTTGTGTTTATCAAGTTCGTTTTTCAAAAACTCATTGTAATAACCATTAGGCTCTTCGGTATTTACACAATCCTTCAGGAAGAAAAATACATGTCTATGACCAATTCCGTTCTGATCATCAAAATAATTTGGACTATAACTAATTACAGATACAGGAACAAACTGATTGGTCTGAACTCCCCAAATATCACGACTAGAAACACTCGAAGTACCGTTCAGCTTTTCTTTAATTGAGAAGTTTCCATTTTCGTCAAGAATTACTTCTGCAACAGTTACATCACCAGATACAGGATGATTATATTCAAAAGCATGAATTTCACCATCAAACTCAATTTCTGCTTTAAATCCCTTACTGCCTCTAGCAGCAAACTGATGTACAAAGAATCTATATGTACCAGGCTTCATATGAGATTTGTCCGCCCATGTAATATTTTCTACTGAAGGTTTGCCCTTCATCTGCTCCATTGGTCTAGTAATGTCAATATCAAGCTGCCCACCCATCCTAGACATCCGAGGTTTCCTGCAATTGCAATAATAGATTTCATTACTATCTGGTTCAATACAATGAGCATCAAGATCACTATTATCATTTTGCGCCTCATTCCACATGATGGAAAATCTAAGCACACCGTTAACATTACCTCCTGCAGCTTTAACATTCTGTTTCATGTCTGAATCGGTAATATTGCCACTATAGGCCCAGGATAAACCGTTGTTCCATTTAAACATTGTCTTTGCATTTGGATTTACTGGTGCGATTAAAGATACAAAGTTCTTCTCATGTCTATTCTCTACAAATGCCTCGATTTCTTTTGCAGTTGGAAGCACCTTGTCAATAAAATCCTGTGCAGAAATCTCTTCAACTTTAGAGAACTTCTTTGGATTTACAGTAACATCCTTTTCCATCTGTCCAAAAATATCGTCTGCATCAGTCATTTTTCTGGCAGCTTCTTTATTAGAGAACAAAACATTGTTTACAGAAATATCATTCAAAGTAGCAAATCTACGCTGTAAAGAATCCATATAACCAAGCTCAGTAATGGTCTTCTTTGCGTCCTCTAACATCTTTTTAGTGAAAATTGCCTTTGGGCGCTTATAGCTGGCGGGGGCTACAATCTGCTCATATTTTTTAACTGCTAAATCGAGATCCATATCTTCACTGATATTTACAAGCAGAGTTCCGATAGAATGATTTCTAATACGACCAATTGCCATACCAGCCTTAATGGATTTTTCCCAAGTGTACAGAGCCTTATCTGTTGCTGTTGTTAACTTGTCATATTCCTTCTTATATTTCTTAAATTCAGTCAGAGCGCCTTTCCACTCTTCGCCTTTATATAAGGTGTTGGAATTGATCAGCTCTAATACTGTATCAACTGCATCCATAGTGATTTCGTCTAAAGAACGCTTAAACACATTTCTGGTATCACGGAACTGACCTTTGATTTCTTCATTAGAAGAACTCGTGCGATTTACAAATTTATCTGGAAGTTCTAAGAAGAAATGATCCCATCTATGAGCTTTACCATTGATTTCTTCAAAGTTATAATCTGTTCCAATCTTTTTAAACTTACTCAAATAAATATCGGAAACTGCATGAGCTTTTACGAATTTATCCAGCGCATTAGCAACTGTCTGATATGTAGGGTCATTTAATTTAAGTTCCCAAATTGTATGCATCTGGTTATCCTTAATAACTACTGCCACGCCAATATTCTTAATAAAATGTCTGCAGCAACTACAATCGTGTTCTGTTCTCTCACGGTAGATAGGGTTAGTACCCGCTGGAAAACTGTTTAAATAAGTATTCCACAGCTCATCCTTATCTACTAACACCTCGAATAATTTGTCTGCATCCTTCTGCATTTCATTGAAATGTTCCTGTAAAGCTTCCTTAAACTCCATAAATCCATCCATATTATTTATCTCCTTTTAAATATTTTCCTTTATGATATTTTCCAGCTACGTTATGCGCTTTAACATCATCCTCAAATTCTTTCGAATATGGAACTGAATATGTATAAGCTCCTCCAAAATACACCTGACAATCTTCATCATTAACTGTAGGGATAAATACATAAGTTCTCTGAATAGTCATTGCTGCACCACCTATGCTTTCAAAACCTCCACTTGTATTACCCCATAACTGTGTGAAGGTTTCCATAACAAAATCACGGATACTGTTATCATTATAATTTTTTAAATGATAAGGAAATTCTTCATGGATTGCTAAAAGTTCTCTTGCAATCTGTATTAAATTCAATTCACCCATTTTATCTCACCTTTCTCTGGAATATCGTTTTCATCTACTCAAATATTCTCTTAATCCTTTCGATAATTCCGGCTTCCGTCTTTATTTTTACAACACTTACTTCATGAAAGCATTTATAATTAAGGTCATGAAGTAATTCCATTAATTCACCGTTATCTTTTATTCGAATCGTAACTTTAGGATAAATTGATGCATCGTGTTTTGTCCTTAGAATTTCAACATTATGTTCGCTCAATACAGAAAAAATTATTTTGCCGTCTTCTACATAATCCATATATCGTAAAATTGCTTTTATTCATTCCCTCTATTAGTCATCAAAATCAAATTCGCTGAGTAATTCGCTTCCATTTCCCCACCAATCAGGTTTTCCACTATCCTCTTTTGCTGGTTCACATGTCCAGCATTCAATCTCTTTGCCATCTACATCAACAATTGGAGTAGCCCAATTAGAACACCCATAAACATATCCATTGTAATATTCTCCTCTTGCGAAGATTAAACCACTTGTGTTATTCCAATCTTCACGAAGTCCTGCATAAATTACTGAATTTGGATTTTCGTCTACAATTTTCTGAACCTTATTCCAGTCCATATATTTCGTTCTTCCAATTAGTTTTGTAGCAACTGCAGTTGGTCCTAAGAAACCCATTGCAAAATCTATATAACCTTTCATCTATTTCTCCTCCGTTTTATATCTCTTATCTTTCTTTTCTCTAGTTTTCAGGATAAATTTCTTATATTCTTCGTACCCGTCAAACCGGATATATTTACCCTCCATAACATCAAAACAATCTGAATTATGTGCTAACTCATATTCATTAGATGAGATTACAATATACACTTCCATTCCATGCATTTTTGCATCATTCAAAACCATCTGGAAGAAATCTTTCATCTCAATAACATTGTCAATGGAATATCCTGAATCCATAGCATCTAACAAAATCCATCTCTCATTAGAAGTGATTTCAATCTCTTCTTCATCTGAAAGTAGTCTACCTAGTTTATTAAATCTATCTCCATTATCACCTGTCTGAATGAACTTTCTCAGTTTCGAGGCAATCTTGCCAAGGTTTATTGTGATGTTCTCACCTTCAGAAGAACACAATGCGGTTGCTCCTAATGCAACATCGCCGTAAAACATACTTTCTCCAATGGAATTATGTCCACCGTCTTTCTCGTTATCATAAATGAAAGTTGGAATGTCTTCTTTCTTAAGTTCTTCACGGATATTGTGAAGCAATGTGCTTTTACCAGCTCCATTACATCCAACTAAAACTGTCACTCCTGATTTAATTTCAATTTCTTTCTTGCGACATGTAGAAAATCCTTCATCATATGGATCACGCCAAGTTTTAAATGTTCTACTCATATATTCTCCCTTCTAAATTTCGATTTCATTATGTATTTTAATTTTTATCATATTGATCTTTATATGTATTCTCGTATTCCAACCTATTATATTTTCTCCAAATCATACCTCGCCTTGTACGCACAATCTTCACTTTAGAACATTCATTTTTCTTAAGTTGTCCATACTCTTCTGGACTTAATGAAATGGTTGGATTATCTACTTTTTGATTTTTATATGTAAAAAATATTTTATACTTACCTTTATGAATTTGCATTGTTTTGACTTCTGCCAAATTACCTTTATGATTTCCTGATTTTATAAAAATTAAATCACCAGCTTTTAAACAATAAAAATGACATTCTCTTCGTTGTTTTCCTTTTTCTACCTTCTTTTCTCTATATTGTCTAAGATTATCTACTTCATTTTTACATGTTGTCCTCCAAGACGATGCATTATCCAATCTTGTATAACATAATTCCGTTCCTGATTTAGTTTTCCCATCTCGTATGTCTATATATTTCGCATCAAAAAAGCTTTCCATTTTTCTATCATTACATCTTTTCTGATCTACTATATAAATGAATTTTGTTAATGAGATATTTTTCCATTCTTTTAGACATACCGCATCAGTGTAATGGAACTTTGGTAAACCTATAAGTTTACGATTAATTTTTGTCTCATAACCATAAGCAAGTTCTACATCTTTAAAATCCGCACATAATGCATTGTAGATTTTATATCTGACAATATTCATAAAAGTAGAATCCTTATAGGTATCAGGCATCTTCTTATTTTGCAATTCCCTAAAATATTTATTATTATTGTTATTGGAATGAACCAGACGATGGTGATGATGACAAAGACAAATAAGATTACTCGGACGATTTGTGCCGCCAGCAGATCTTGGAATAATATGATGTACTTCTATAGTATCGTTGTTTTTATTCTTTACTTTTCCACTCGATAAACACATTTGACATGTATGTTTATCTCTATCCCTTACATATGCGGTAACATTTTCATACCCTTTCATTTCTCCATTTTGATAATCTTTTCCAGAAATTATTCTTCCATCCAAATCTGCGATCATTTTCTGAATATCAAATTTCGCTACTTCAATAATTATCCTATCTATTGGAACCCATTGAGCAATTTTCTTTATTAACCGAATATGTGAATCTATTTTATGTTGTATAGATGGAGCAATCCATCCATCTTGATTTCCATTTTTATACGTAGAATTATGAACTGTTTTATAATCTACATTCTTATTTTTTCGATATCTCAATCTAGCTCGTTTAAATTTGCGATTCGAGGCCCTAACAGTGAGCCTTTCACTCATTCCTTGTAACAGATTGACCTGTCCTGCCAGATATTCATGCTCGCTATCACTTACAGAAAAACCTATATTTAGATAACCACTATCTATTTTTAATTCAAATATATTTCTTATTTCATAATCTGCTGAATACTCATCAAGTCTTTGTATTACTGTTGGATCATGATTTATAATCTTAGCTTTATTATGTCTTAATAAATACGCTGCCGTACTCTCTTTAATTGGAATACAAGGAACTTTATCCTTGTCTACCATAAATACAAAATCTAAATAATTCATATGTATTATCCTTAAAATAATCTCGGCATATAGCCGGTAATGCTCTTCGACAATGTTATAAAAAGTTTATAATATTGATATCACTTGCATTTGGTATCTTTAGTGTAATGCATGTTTAAATATCAATGATATAGTCATTACTAGAGCGATATAATGGTATATTATCTTTTTATAACGTAGTAACCTAAGTCTATTTTTAATTCACACTTATAATTTCAGAAGACTACTTTGGCGTTTTGTAACCCTCTGAAATTACTTACCTCTAAAACAGTAAGATCAGATTTCGATAGTCATTGTTTGTTTTGTAACCCTCTGAAATTACTTACCTCTAAAGATCTGTTACCATATTATTTTTCTCCTATCTTATGCATTTTTTTCTAATAAGGCGGCATTTCTACCGCCCATATGTATTACTTACAACTCGCTTCAGAAAGCTCTTTGTTAAAATCACGCAGCGCTCTCAGATATGCTTCTTTCTGAGTTTCGATCTGTTCTTCCTTACGTTTCTCAGCTTTGCGTTTCTTGTAAGCAGCTAACTTCGCCTTGCGTTTGTGAATTCTTTCTTTCTCTTTAGCTTCAGCATTTTCTTTCTTTAACTTGTTCTCATAACACTTAAGACCATTATGAACTGCCTTATTATACGAACTGCTTCCGCCGAGTACATGTTTCGCAATACAGATAGAAATTGCCATTTCTAAACTAAATACATCTGGCTCTCTGCAAACCGATTTCTGTTTGTCTCCATCCGTAAACGTTACTTCTACAACTTTATTCTCTACAATGATATTTACATCTTTGATTTTTACATTAGGCTCTTTTTTAATAGGTAAAGTGCCGCTTATTGGTATTTCTATATATATTTTGTCCATATCTCGTTTGTAATTTAATTTTAATGAAGTAGTAGTAGTAGTTAATTTGTTCTCCATATGTATCACTCTCCAATCTTTTTATATTCTTCCAGCATCTTAGCAAACTCAGGATCTTTCTCAGCTGCCCATTCATATTTCCCTTCGTTAACGATTTCTTTTAATCTTTTATCCAATTCTTTCTTAAGTTTCATCTTTCTTCTACGTTCTTCAACACGTTTGTCAAATGCCTTTGTATCAACTTTACAAATAACTTCCGCTGTAAGATCTACTTTTCCTTCAAATTCTTCTGGTGTAAGAATATTGACGATCTCCAAAATATCATGACAAGCTCCTGACACTAAAATCTTATCTCCAACTTTATAGTGATTCTGATCCTTATAGATCGCATAGTAGTATCTTCCACAACCCTGATTCGTTTCTGCCACTTCATAATAACCTGTTAATTTTGCCATTTTCTTTTACCTCTTTCTATGTATTTTTTATGCTGCTTTATTACCATGAGAATCTAAGAAAGTAAGAAATTCTGCTTTCAACTTCTCATAATTATCTTTCTCTGAACCTGTGAAAATTCTATGCTGTTTTTCCATTTCATTGAGCCATTCACTAAACTCTTCGTCTTTCTCTGCATTACAAGCATATGCCATAAGTGCTAACAATACCGGCATACCAACTTTGTATACACAGGAGTCTAACTTAAGATAGTCGTCAATAAAATCCTTATACAGTTCAATGTCTTCCTGTTCTACATTTGGATCAGCTACCTCTTTTACGAACTGTAACTCATGATCTTCTTCTGACTGTGATTCAGTTACTACTGATTCTGTTTCTTCTGTAGTAACATTATTTTCTGTTGTCTCTTTTACTGTATTATTCTCGTTTTCAGTTACTTCTTCATTAGTTACTTCTTCATATGTATTTTCTGTTTCTTCTACTTCTTCAATATGTAAATAATCCTTCATAAGAGTAACCAATAGATTGATTTTTCCCATGATGGTAGTTCTCTTTTTACTCTGTTCTGATTTAAAAGTTTTCATGCTAACACCATCTACAGTACGGTCTTTTAAATCAGTTGCATATGCATTAAGGAAGTCTACAAATCTGCTATCTTCAATGTTATACTTTGTAAATTCATTGAATACCGCTACCCACATTGGAATGGCAGCTGGAGTAAATAACTTGGTAACTTCCTTATTATTTTCTCCAATTGCTAATTCCAAACGGTTTAAATCAGAATTAAGCTGTTCAAACTCTTCGTCTGTAGCATTTTCATCTACATACTTATAGGCATTTTCCAATTTAGCTTTCCAATCGTCCTTATGGAACAAAAGCATAATTGCTTCGGCAACTACACGTTCCAGTTTACCTTTAGTCTCATTAGTTGTAGTGATTTTACAGCAATTTTTGAAAAACATATTCTTCTCAGAGATTTTCTTAATTTTCCCAGCTGTTACGGTAGTAATCTTGGTCAGTCCCAACTGCTCCTTGTTCATAGATGAGTGGTTGTTGTAGTCGCGAAGGTGATCCGCAATTTGCTGATCCGTGCAGTTAAAAAACTTAGTCACATTGAAATTAAATACATCAAATCTCTTTTTTAATTCATCAGGAAGATCTTTGTAGTATTTTCCAATAACATCACATACTTTTAATTCGTAAGTTGGAAATCCGTTGTCATCTAAAATTCGATTTCCGTTTTCGTCTAAAGAATATTCTCTATATTCAATTAAGTGTCTTTCTGCACCTACACTTCCAATTTTAATACGATTATTTCTAAATGCCTCCGCATAAGATAAACGCTGTAAGCCATCAATTAAATATGCAATAATCAATTCCTTTACTTTTTGCTCACATAAAACGATTTCAGGAACAGGAAGCGAACTTAATATTCTACAGAAATAACGATTCGCTTCTTCTTCTGACCACTGAAATGGTTTTCTCTGTAAAATGTATTTACAGTTAATGTCACCATCTTTTTTCTGCTGCAATAATGTGAACATTGGTAATTTGTCCATTCTGTAATCTTCGGATTCGCTAATAGCAATTACTCTGTCTTTCATATCATATTCCTCCATATTATATTTCGTGTCTTTTAAAAACATTTCCATATTTTCATTTCTCTTAATCCGCTCTACTGCGTTTTCATAATCGCTTTGCGATATATCTAAGATCTTCTTAATTTTTTCTACAGGAACTTTCCTCATTTTCAAAATAGTAATTCGCTTCTGTAACCGTGGCATACTATCAAGAAGTATATTTACCTTTTCTACAGAATCATCTCCATTTAATCCAAGTTCTGTCTCTACACTGAAATTGGACGGGATTTTTTCTCTTAAATCAGATCCATCTTCCAATGGAACATCCATAGAAACATCATAGACTTTCTTTTTTATTGGTTTTCCATTCTTATCTTTTTTAATCTCTCCATTTTCATCTGTTTCATATTCCAGGTTGCACCGCTTCCAAGTCAGCTGATCACGGCTCCAATCATAGAATGACCGTTTAATATTTCCTGTAAGAAATGTATTAAAGGAACAATCTTCTGTTTCATCAAATGTCTGAACACTTTCCAGAAGAACTTTCAGTGCATCACTGTACAAGTCATCATAATCCTTCTGATCTACGTTCTTCATATTAATGATTGGATTACAAATCCGTTTTAATCTCGCCATATCATTTTCAGAATAATATGTAACTAATTCCATCTGTTTTTCATTCAGACTTATTTTTTCTACTTTCCCCATATTGAACCTACCTAATTGTTATGTATTTCTGTTTCACTCTCATCATCTTCGTTTCCTTCGATAATTCGATATGTATATTTTCTATGGAAAAGTCCATCCACGGCTTTTTGAATCCGTTCACGTTGAACACATTCTGGATTGATATTCGCCAGAACATTCTGGATAATCTGGATTTCATCTTTTGTTTCTCTTCTCTTGGTACGATTCTCACGAATTGCCTTATAGAGCTGCCAGCCGGTATATAAATCTTTTGATGGTTCAATCTCAATTGAATGTAAAATATTGAGTAATCCTTTGTCGAGATCATACAGGATGCCAATTAATTCATTACTGCGTTTTACAGCTGAATTAAAGATGTCTCCGCAGGTCCCAAACTGTTCTACCCATCTGGTGATATTTTCTGAAGGTTTATACGTCTGTGGAGTCTCAATTACTCTAGGAGGGATATCAGGAATCGCTTCCATAATAAAATTCAATTTCTTTAAAGATTTCGGTAATGAATTTAAAATATTTCTCGCCTTGTTACGATCCATAAGTGTTCTGTCTTTGAAATTACATGATACTGGTCTACCACCAGAATCAATTTTGATGTAAACTCCCCTATTGTTTCTGATCACATAGTCCATTTTTATTCTCCCTCCTTTTTCGTCAATGGATTGTACAGGACTCGAACCTGCGACCGATCGGTTATGAGCCGACTGCTCTGACCAACTGAGCTAACGATCCATACCGGCAGCCTTTTATTGACCACCGATTGTGTGATTTGTAATGTAATTAGGCTCCATATTTATGTAATTCACCATATCTGAACGGCAATCCATAAGATTTGCACCATTTTCTTACCGCATTATCTGTAACATTATATTTCTTGCCAATTTCTACAAAAGATTTTATGTATATTAATTTTTCTAATTCTTCTTTTGGAGGAATGTTTTTCCTTCTGTCTTTGTTATAACATTCAAGACACATTTTACTATTCATAGAAATTTCGTTTATATTACAAATAGGACATATTTTCATGTTCTTTTTTCTTTTTATCATTGGAACATATTTTATTTTTCCATCAATTTGAGATTTTCTCTCTTTTAAATTTCTACCAGCAAAGGTCGGTAACTGACTATTACAATTGGGACATATCCATCTTAAATTATTAATCACATTATTATGATTATTCCCATCAATATGATCCAAAATCATTGTAAGTTCTTTGTCATTCCATATATTTGATTGTCCACATATTTTACAAAAAGTATTATCACTTATTTTTATAAAAGCACTTCTTAATGTATTTTGACTTGCGGTACTATCTTTACAAAATGTATTTTCAAAAGTTCTTACAACTCTTTCAGGAACTCTAAAATGATCACAATTAATATTGTATTCTTTAATTCGTTTCAAAATTGTTTTAAAATTACTTCCATTTCTTGTTTTATATCCCAATTTTTCAATAACTTCTGCCATAGAAAATGAATTAGTAACAATTTTTTCTAATTCTTCTTTTGAATAGTTATCAACTAACGCTCTTGAACTAATAAAAATCACTCCTTATATATTTTTTTGTATTAAAAATAAATGCAATAATTTATTGCATTAAATTCTTGGCTACAGCCCTATAATCATATTCTCTTATTTAAAAATAAAGATTGGAAAATTAGCAGATACTTGCTTTGATTAACTTGATTTATAAAATGAAACAAAGTATAATATGTATTGCA